CTCTGCCGCTGGCTTTAGTGCCTTGTCGTATGCCGCAAACTGCATCTGCTGTGGAATCTTGTTTAGAATCCGGTTGATGCGTGCGTATTGCTGGCGGTCGATCTCAATCTTGACGGTCATTTAATCACCTTGCAGTGTAGTTCCATGTACCGTCTGCGGCCTGCTACTGGTCGCACAAAGATCACGCCGTAGTATTCACCATCGAATGCAATGCGATTCTCTGGATCGTGTTCTTCCCGCCACCTGACGTAGAAGATGCAATCAACGCCTTCCTCGACCTGCCTGCCTCGCACCGATTGATAGCCGCGTGTGTATTCATAATCAGCAGGCTCCTCAACCAACAGATCGACCCACGACACCACCGGCTGGCCTTGTGTTGTGGATTTCACAGGCTTTTGCACGGTGATGCGGTATCGCATCTTTCCGGCTGTGTTGGCCTTGCCTTGATACATTACGGATAGGTCGCCCGTGTTACGTTGGTGATTAGGTTGTAATACGTTCGCGGCATTGGTGGGTTTGGATTGTCGCCACGATCCAGGTCAAAGTAAAACGCACACAAGGTCAGCAATGCGTGTTTGATGTTCGCCGGGACTGCCGCCGCGTTGGCATAGCCTGCAACAAACGTGACCGTAACCGCATCCCACCTGGAATACACATCAGGCCAAGACTGATCTGCCTTTAGCCGGATCTGCTGTGTCGATGCGTCGAAAGCATATACACTGCTTGACAATGTTTGGCTGGCGTTCGCACCGTCGTAATAGCTGATTGATGACACGGAACTGATTGGCTTCCTTGCCAATCTTAGCCCGTCCGCAAACACAGGAAACACTTGCGTGTAGGTCTGGCTAATGACAGCCAAACCGGTGTCCTCTTCAAGTTTCAGGCGAGCGCTTGCGATTAGAACGTCTAGTTCGTTGTCGTTGCTGGTGTCCGATTCCGCTATTGCCAAGTGCCGCTTGACTTCCGTCTTGGTGATCGGTTCCGCTGTCGGTGCAACCGTCTGCGTCACACGTACCAGATCGTCCTGCTGCTTGTATGGCGATAGTTCGTCGTATGAGTACATTCGCTACCGGCCTGTGTATTTCGTGCGTTTCGCCAACGCGGAATCGTCGCCAATCCCGCAAGAACTCAACCAACATATTTCTTTGCCCAGTCTTTCGGGTAATGATGCACAGCAACAAATCTGCCGTCCACCTCCTCAAACTGTGTTACCACTTCCTCTAAATGGCCGATGCGTGTTTCCGGGTCCATGTAGATGGTGCGACCCGCTTCCATCCACTGTTTCCAGAACCAAATATCATCGTCAATCTTGTCATCATTCCACCGGCCTTCGCGGTTTGGCTCTGCCTTGAACCATGGCTTCGGCACATCCTTCAAGCGGTTTAGCTTGATCGCTGTCAGCCCGAAGTGTGCCGTTGTCACCTGCATCGGCTGGTCTGTGGAATATATTTCCGTCTTGCCTGCAATGGTGCAAAGCGGTGTCTTGGCACTTCGCCTGCACTGCATCGCACACACCGCGTCAATGTCATCACGGAATGCAGCGATTGAGATTAACCGCTGCACATCCTTGGTCGTGAACACGCTATCAAAGTCAACTGTGATGGCAATCTCGCATCCGCTGTCAATTGCTTCTTCCAGCATCATCTGCATACATTGGCCATAGAAGACGCCGCCGCTAATCATTAGCGGAACCTTGGCACCTTGCAAGGCAATCTCGATGTAATTGCGTGCCCAAGTGCATTCGTAACGAGGTGCCGTCATGAATGCACATGCCTTAACTTCCTTCGTTGGTTTTTCCATCATCGCGCCCCAGGTGGTGATATGATTAACCGACAACTACATCGTCGCCGGATGATGCCTTGGCATCGCGGAATCCCTTGTCAAGGACTGCAACCGCACTCGTCAACACAGGGCCGTTGGTGGTTGTGTCTGGCGTGACAGTCAGCTTGACATATCGCTTGCGGCCTTTAAGGTCCAAGTGATTAACAGCCACAACCGCACCCGTGTTGTCCACGGTTCGGTTGAAGTTTGCATCGAATGTGGCGAAGTTTGTGACAACCGTGTCGTCGCTTTCGCTTAGTTGGATCGCGACGTTGGTGCTGTTGGTGTTAAGCTCGGCACCAAGCGTCACAACGATCGTTGCGTTGTGCGATCCCTGGCAGTCCAGGTTTGCAGTTCGTGCCGTGGTAGCCGCTGCGGCTGGGTCCAGCAACACGTCAAAGGTCTTTGCTTGCAAGTCTTTCATTATGTTTTCCCTAGCTAGGATTGTTAATAAAGGAGGGGGCGAGGTTGGAGGTAAACCCCGCCCCCAAACCACCTGGGGCGGTCAGGCGGAAACTCTTAGGATGCAGCCGTCTTGAGTGCGACGATTGCACCGGCATTGCTGGCATCGCCACGCTCGTGGACCTGAACGTCATAGCGTTCGGTTGCACGGATAGCGATGGCGTCACTGGTGAAGTAAACCGATTCATCGGTTCGGACGGTTACACCGCGGCGAACACCCATGGTTGAAGCCATGGCAAGATCGCCGAAGTAGCAAAGGATCGTGCTTGCAAGCGTGCCGGTTGTGCTTGGCAATACTTGTGCAAACTCGACAGGATAGCCGAGGAACTGTGCAACAGGTCCGCTTGCCAGGGTGCCGTTGGTGTTGCCACCAGCCGCATCCATCAAGCGTGCCATTGAAGCCCAGTAAACGGCACTGTTGACATACCATTTCGGCATGATGCCGGGATACATTGGCAACTTGCCAACACATGCCTCGAAGTCTGCAAGATCCAGCTCCAACGCACTGTCGTTGCCAGCGACCGCATCTTGGATGCTGCCAGCTTGCAATGCTGACTTGAGTCCAACGATGCCACCGTAAGTGCTGGTTCCATCACCGTTGAAGCCTGCTTCGTCTTCAGCATTTGCGAAGGCGTAAGCGATTTCTTGGGTCACAAGGTCAGCAAGTGCAACGATTGCATCTTCCGAAAGCTCGCTGCTGATCTGCGTCAGAACACCAAGTTTCTTGGCTTCCAACTTAACCTGATTCAGCGTCAAGTCGCTGGCGGTGATAGCGGAGTTTTCACCGACATAGTAGCTGGTGAATCCACCGGATCGACGTGGAACAATCACGCTGCCGCTGGTCATTGGATAGACAAAAGCATTGCGACGGAAAACGCCGCGTTCTTCGACGATGCGAATGATGCTTTGTTCCATCGGCTCTGGTACAGCGTAGCCACCTTTGCTGTTGTCGCTGGTGCTGTGTGCTGCCTGGATGCCATGGTCGTCAAGCCATCGTTGTGATGCCTGATTGCCAAACATCGTGGCGGCAATGAACTGACCGGAAACATAGGCATCTTCAGCCGATGCGTATGCCTTCAGGTGGCCGTGTCGCTTTGCCGATGCTGGGACAAGGATCTTTCGCTTGCCAGCTTCGATGTCTTCGCCTGTTTGGAATCGCTTTTGTTCGACTGCACGACGTGCCGCAATTTCCTTGCGTTCTGCGTCGATGCGTTGCATTCGGCTTTCTTCGGCCTTGAGTGCGGCAAGTTTGCCGTCTGCCTTGTCCGTTCCATAGATGGCGTCAAGCTGGTTTTGCTCGTCTGCCGACAGGTCACGGTTTTCTTTTTCGGCGATTGCCAAGATAGCTTCGCCGGTGTCGCAAAGAGATTGGATCTCGTCGCGGATTTGCACTAGGTTTCGCATTTCCATCCTCGGTAAGTGATCGGGATGGAACAACGACGGAACCATCCCATTTGAAAACAAATGGACTATGGTTCGCGTCGTCACTACGCGCGAAGCTGCGAGCAATAGAAACTATTGCTTAGCGTTTGTCAAATTTAGCTCGGTTGGCGATTGCACGATACCGATTGCGTGCGTGCGGATAGGCTGTTCTCTCGCCTGCATCCTTGCGAACAATGAACATCTTTGGCGTCTTGGCATAGCGGCCTTCGGCAATCATCACTGGCTCTGCGATGATGTTTTCAACCGATGTGGCAAGGCCAGCTTCGACGGCTTCGTCTGCACTAAACCAAGTTTCGTCCGCTAGGAATTGCTTGATTTCATCAGGGCTGTATTTTCCTTGCATCCTGGCCGCATAGGCTTCGGTGATGCGTTGCTCGTACAGATCCAACACATCCGCCGTCTTCCGCATTTCGGTTGCGTTGCCCATCGCAATCGTCCATGGGCTGTGGATCATCATCACCCCGCCTTTTGCAATGGTGATCGTCTTGCCGACCATTGCAATGTAGGACGCTGCACTTGCCGCGATGCTGTCGATGGCAACATTGACCTCGCCAGGGTGCCGCTCAAGTGCATTGAAAATAGCAACAGCCTCGTCCACCGACCCACCACCGGAATTGATTCGCACAGTCACAGGTGCATCTTGTGGCATCTTCTTCAGTGCAGCCATGACGCTAGACGCATCGATCATGCCCATCCATGCGGGTCCGATGTCGTCGTAAAGAAACATTTCGCTGGTGTTGGTGTCGAAGTCAAACATCGGCCATGTCATCCCTTAGATAAATGCTGTTCACTCTAGTTCTGGCTACTGGCACATAGCCGCTATAGCCTGCAATGTCATCAAGTCGCTCGTGGCGTGCCTGAATACGGAAGTTGTTTACGGTCGGCATCCCACAAAGCCACTTTGGCACTTGCTTGTGGAAGTCGTTGGAGCCTGTCATATACGGCCCTGCGATGTCGTAATGTTCTACCATTAGGATGGCAGGACTGCAATTTTTCAGAACCTTGGTCATGATGTACTCGTCAATGCCGTCAACATCAATCACAACGATTGCAGTGCGGCCAGAAACAGCACTTTCGTCGTCGAATGCACCATAGATTGAAAAGGATTTGTATTGCATCAAGACTTCGGAAAGCGATGTCCTGCTGTCCGGGTCCATCTCATATGCGTGCAAATGCCAGCCCGCTTTGGCGAATGGCTCCAGTGTTAGCGGCAAATCCTTGCCATTGCCTGCACCGATCTCGACGCACACGCGGTCAAAGTCATCATCAATCCGGCTGGCAAGCTCAACCAGCATTCCCTGTTCGCCGTATTGCCAGCCTGTGGCAAAATCGGCAAGCCATTCAAAACCTGTGGCAAACCACTTGTAGTCATCCGCCCGCATATCGCACATCCCAATCTTCGGTTACTTGTGCCACAAGCGTTGGCAAGTCATCCGCCGAATTGCCAGTAAATGCCGCCCGCAGCATATCCTTTGATTCCTCGCAATGTTGCTTTGCCAGTGCTTTATCATGTCCAGCCTTGGCAATCGCATTCCCAAGTGTAGTCTCCCACTTTGCATAGAAGCAATCGATTTCGTTTATTGCGTTTGGCTTTTTTGCGTGCTTCTCCAGCCGCTTGGCTTCAACATCTGTCATGTGCTGCATGATTGATCGCAGGCCAGCATTGGTTGTGTCAGTCTCGCCGGTGGTCTGTGTGTTGTCCGGTTCGTTGGCTGGTGGCGGCTCTGCACCACTGCCAGGAGTAATTGCCGGATTCTCGTACACATCGCCGCCTTCATACGGATTCATGTCCAACTTGGCGCGTGCCTCGTTCGGCGAGTAGATGCGGCTGGTGATGCCGATGGCGAATGTCTCCATCATGGTCTTGTGATCTGCACGCAACAGGTCAGACACCATGAACTTGAAGAAATAGCGTTCCGATTGCTGGCTAAGTAGCTTGCGGTTGCACTCCTCCTCCCATTTGACCAGCCATCGCATCAGGCAGTTTTGCAGGTATGCAAGGTTCTTTTGCTCTAGGCTGTTGTAGCTGACGCTTTCATTGTCGCCGAGGATACTTTCAAGCAAGAACCACAAAGCCGCGTCTTGCCGCTGGTATCGGCGGTGTTCGACCATCTGGGCTTCTTGGCTGTTCATCTGCACGACGTTTGCTTTGATGCCACGTGTCAACAGGCCAGCCTTGTCGGCATTCTCGCTGCCGCTGTGATAGCTGTTGAAGTCGCTGATAAATTGCCTTGCGTCTTCTTCCTTGCGAAATGCTTCTGGTGGTGCCTCTAGCAACATCGCCGCCTTGAATCCCTTCTTGAAGCCGTTCAAAATTCGCCTGTCGGATTCCAGGCCAATAGCCCATGAATCGCTTGCAGCCTTCCACAGACTTACGCCTGCGTAACTGTCAAATCCAAGGCCAGGGATGTGAATGATATCTTCGTCGCCGAATAGGATGTAGTTTTCCTTGTTAGGCTGCACGTATTGCAAGATCGCATCGTCTGCCGTGTCTGGCAGGTGCAAATACATCTTTGTGCCTTTGACCAAGTCCGGTGCGGTCCTGCTTGGATGCAACGGTAGCAATTGCACTGGCCGATTGTTCTGCCGCAGAATGTAGGCGTAGGCGTTGCCCCATAGTAGTGCATGAGCTTGCAGCGTTTCCTTAAATGCAATCGGGGACTGCCACGCATTAGGTGCAACACGCAGCAACTTATAGGGTGCAATGTCGGTCGCTGGCTGGATTGTGCCGTCTGTGCTTTTGCGGTAACAGATCAACGGCAACTGCCCAACATGGCCAGCAATCTTGTTGACCGCGTACCAGATCGGCGGGTATTTGATTGCCTCCTCTGGTGTCACGTATTTCCCGCCGGAAGTGCCGAGAAGCATTTCCGAAAGCCAATTTGAGATGTTGCGAAAATTGAACATGGCTTACCTATGCAAAGAATGCTTTGCCGCTGTAGGTTGAAGGTGCGGAATTGACAGCACGGAATGCCATCACTGCCGCTACGATCGGGTCAATCTTTTCCTTGGACGTTGCTTTGTCGAACATCCACCTATCCGCCCGATCTTTAACAATCACTGCATTACCAGCACACCACCGCAAAAGCGGATCGCCGTTGTGTGTTATCCGCCCGTCGTTTAGGCAATTGAGGAACTCGCGAATCTGCTGATCGAATTGCACGTAGTTTTGAGGCATCCGAACAGGCTTCAAGCCTTCTTCTTCTAATTCGTTTGCAAGGTGCATAGCCTGATATGGATCATGTGCAATATACTCGATTCCCAGCTTTTCGCATTGCTGAATTAAATCGTCTCGCAATGTCGGAATAGGATGTCGGGAGATGTGCAGAAGTCCCGAGGTTATAAACCTCGCGAACGGTTCGGCTGTCAAATCTCGTTTTGTGTCCTGTGCGATATAGGATCGCTGCAAGAACTCGTACCGATAGATTGGATGTTCGCCACTGTCGTCAAGCACAAACCTGGCGCACAGCACATTAGCA